TGGAGATGAAGAAAGATATGCTTGTCCAGCTTTCCGCTAACAGTCGGCAGGAATCCAAGCTTTACCAATAACTTGTTAGCACTCGATAGCAAACCAATAGCCTAAAGGAGAAATATAATGGCAAAAACACTAGCAGAACTTCGTGAGATGCACAAGAAGATTATGAACGAGGATAAGCCTCAAGGAGGCGGAGGCCAAGGGGCGTCTAACTGGGCAACGTTCCAGGATGGCGACAACTTTGTGCGATTCCTCCCTGGTAAGAATGACCCCCTTGAATTCTTTGTGGAGGGCGCTGTTCACAAGTATCAGAACAGTGAAGGTCAGTGGCGGAACTACAAGTGCCGTAAGCCTGCGGGAGAGAAGTGCCCCGTGTGTGATTACTACTTTGATCTGTGGCGTCGCCACAAGGATCTGAACCTTGGAAAGGATTCGACTGGCAAGAACGTCAAGTCGAAGTACGGGGATATGGCAACCAAGATCAAGGCTAAGGAGCGATTCTATGCTCTTGGTGTTGTGCGAGCCCTTGAAGAAGCGGGTGAAGATCCGATCAAGTATATCGCGATGAGCAAGCAGTTGTTTGATCGTGTCATGTCGGCAATGATCAGTGAGGACTTCCAAGATGAGGATGATCCTGATAACAGCACGATCATTGATTTGGAGCGTGGCAACGACTTCAACATTCGCATTACCCAACAGGGTCAATGGAAGAGCTTTATCGAGTCTCAGGCTAAGTACAAGAAGACTCGTGCTGGAACTCCTGCTCAGGTTGCTGAGTGGATGGAGAATGAACTGAACCTCCAATCTCTCGTTGAGGTTGGTAGCTATGAAGATGGCAAGGAACTCGTTATGAACCTTGAAGCTTCTCTTAACCCTATTAAGACCGAGACAACTTCGGACAGTGGGGAGGATTTACAAGTATGATTACTAAGAAATTTTGGTTGACAGGTCTGCTCGCTGCGATGATGGGCCTAATGTGTGCGTCTTGCGCTCTCGTTGAGAGCGTGTTCGCTGATAAAGTTGTTACCACCATTGGTAACGTGAAACCGGAAGCTCGTGCTGAGGCGGTTCCTGCCGACCTTGGTATGCTTCCGCCGGAAGTTGCTAGCAAAATGGCTAGTAGTGGTGAGACCCTCGTGGTCGTGGATAAGGGTGACATTCTGGACCCCATGGGTGATGTTGTAGACATCATGGATCCAGGTTCGGATGCTCTTGATTCGGTTGTTAGTATGGGGTTAGGTGCGCTTAACTCGGTCTTCCCAGGGGTGGCCGCTCTGGAAGGCTTGGGACTTCTGTTCTCGAAACGAAAGAGAAAGCACTACGGCACGGCTGTGAAAGCTGCGGTTCCAGGAAATGGTAAGGTGGAACTGAAAGATGCTGTACTCTCGCTTGGTAAGGCTATCGGTGTAGCCCACAGTTCGGATGGATCTAAGAAGATCTTTGAGGAAGAAGTGAAGAAGCCTGCGGCTTCGGTATAAAAAACAAAGATAGAATCACCGTTTCTAACCCAGGTCTTCGGATCTGGGTTAGTTTTTTTATACCCATAGCACTATAATGTCCTATGCGTAAACTTAAGATACTAGTTGTGTTTGCAAACCACGGAGGCTGTAGTTACTACCGTCAGTTGTCTCCGATGAAAATGATGCAAGAAGAACTGCCTGATAAGGTAGAGGTTCGATACAACGACAACCCTCTAGAGGTTGACATACCAAAGAATTACGCACCGCCTAATGATAAGTTAGAGGATATGAATTGGGCTGACATTGTTTTCGTAGCTAATATCTTAAAGTTTGGTGGGCCTTACACTGGTCGTGTTATTGGTGTTGCAAAGGAGCTTGGTAAGTTTGTACACTTTGATACTGATGATCTACTTACTGATTTGTACGAGGAACACCACCTATACGATACTTATAAGGAGAACAAGCTAGGTGATGTTACAAAGTTCTGTTACCATCATGCCGATTTAGTGACCGTAACTCAGACCAAGTTTGCAAACAGAATTAAACCCTTTGTAGGTAAGTGCCTAGCGGTAGCGCGGAACGTATTAGACTATCAATTACCTGCGTGGAACCATCCTAAGACTAGAGCTAAGTTCACACGAATTGGTTATGCTGCTGGCATTCACCACCGAGGAGATGTTAAGGTCTTTAATGCAATTCCACACTTAGTAAACCAACGAGTAGGTAGGGAAAACGTTCAGTGGAATTTCTATGGTCACCCACCCCCAGATCCTAACAAACCTAAGGATAACTGGGAAGCCAAGGTGTGGCCTGAGTACATGTCTCAGCTTCTGAGAGGCTTCAAGGGGCAGAAGAACTACAATATCCACTATGCACTACCTCCTGACGATTACGGGCGTTATTACGCAGGTATGGATGTTGCCATAGCTCCATTGCAGATGAACAACTTCAACGATTCAAAGTCTGACATCAAAGTAGCTGAATGTTCGCGATACAAGATTCCTTTGGTTGCGAGTAATGTTGGGTGCTACGATGAGACGATTATTAACGGAGAGACAGGCTACTTACTTGATGTTGATGCTCCTAAGACCGAGTGGGTAAAAATATTAACTAGGCTTTGCAAGGATAAGAAGCACCGTATAGAGCTTGGTCAGAACTTGCATGACCGAACTAAGGATCTATTTGATGGTCGCAAGCAATCTAAGCTTAGATACGATCTATACTTAAGAGCTATTCAAGATACCGGACACAAATTAAAAGATGAAAACCTTCAAGCATAGCGGTGACATGGGGGACATAATTATGTCCCTCCCTGCAATAAAAGAATTAGGTGGAGGTATCCTTTACCTAGACCCTCAGGGCGGGGAAGCCGAGCCACTTGTCCAATGGGGCACCTACACCCACACAAAATTGAATGAGGGTAGTATTAATTTCTTATCTAGTCTCCTAACCCAGCAGGATTATATCGATGAGGTGAGATTGTGGGATTCCTCAAAGAAAGTTGATCATAACTTAGACGAGTTTAGACTTTGTAATAAGTACAACAATTTAACTAAGTCTCACCTTGATGCGGTTGGTAAAATAGATTGTTTTGATAAGTGGGTAACCGAGCCTTGGCTTTCGGTCAACTCAAAAGAACTACCAGAAGGTAAGGACGTAATCTTAGCTAGAAGTTGCAGGTATCACAGCAATTACACCTTCTGGGAAACTCTTCCTGATGACATTATTGACCGGAGTGCCTTCATGTCTACGCCTGAGGAGTTTGAATACTTTCTATACACTTACCCTAGGTACAAAGGCAGGATAGCTCACCTTGAAACATCCAATGTCTTAGATTTAGCTGGTTATATTCAAGGCTGTTCTACCTTTGTTTGCAATCAAGGGTTTCCCCTCACGGTGGCAGAGGCTTTAAAAAAGAATGTAGTTTTAGAGGTGTACAGGTTGGCCCCCGCTGCAATATTTGAAAGGGATGGTATACAATATGTCTAAAGTTATACATTATGTTTCTGATTTTTTCAGAGAAGATGAAGGGCCTGGAGTAGCCTGCCTAAGTGATTACGCTCTTATGGAGCGTCTTGAAAAGTCTTTGGATGTTTCATTTGTAAAGATAAGACCTTCCTCCATGATACCCGTCGATCCTGAGGGCACTTACATTGTTGCTAATAGGTCTCTCTTTCCAAGATCATACCTTGAAGAGATAATGAAGTCTAACTACGTGATCTTCGAACATGATCACCAGTACGACGGAGGATCTCCTAGATACCCTGTGGGTAGGAACCCTTACATTTATAATCAAGAGGGTATAGTTCCTGATGAATTCAAAAAGAATTTAGACTTTTATGAAAATGCTAAAGCTGTATTCCTGCAAACAGACTTTCACAAAGATATTTTCGAAAGAAATAATGTGCCAGGGAATCTCATAAGCCTAGAAACTACTATCTTTTCTGATAGCGAGTTAGAGTTACTTAGAACGGTGTTGGCCAATAGAGAAATTAAGCAGAAAGACTTTTGTGTTCTTAACTCTAAAGTTTGGTTGAAGGGAACCGCTGAATCCTTAAGTTTCTGTGAATCAAATGGTTGGTCTGTAAAACTTTTAGAAGGGAGTGATCTTAGATTTGAATTCTTAAAAAATCTGT